CCGTGGCACAGCTTACGTTTTTACCCTACTCGACGCGCGCGACCTTTTTTTTATTTTGAAAAACTTTTTTGCCCAAAAATCCCCCTATACAGTATAAGATAATTATGAGATATCCTAAAAAATCTAAATACAAATGCATCACAATCAAAAAGAAAAGATATTACTTCTATAAAATTACCTGGGCAGATATTACAGGCGACGCTGGGCACGCAGACTTACACACAGCTGAAGGATTTATGCCTTCTATAATGGTAACTCACGCTTATTTATTAAACAAAGATAAAAAAAACGTAAGAACTTTTGCATCTTATGAAGTAAATGATGAGTTATTTAGTGATAGAAATGTGTTCCCAAAAGGGTGTATAATTAAGATGGAAAAAATAAATGAACAAAATTAAAAACTTTAATCCTACGCTAACAAAAAATATGCCTAACGTAAAATGGAAAGAGATACCACCAGTACGAGGGCCTAACCCACAAGGAGAAACAAATGGCGGAACAATACGAAGCAGTGACAAACAAATGGTCACTAGTCAAAAAATTTCCAAAAAAAATATTTAATAGATTTATTGCGACTCTGAATCAGTATCAGGGTTTGATTCTTCTTTTGATTTTATTGAAGCTTTTGTAGGTGTAACATCCTTCATCTTTTCTTTGTAGAAAAGATCAAATTCTTTAACTAAATCTTCTTTGGACATAGCATCTATTTCGATGTTTACATTAGTATTAATGTTTTCATTTTTGTAGTATCCCATAACCTTACCTCTATTTTCTTCTGCTCTTTGAGCAACAGAATATGTAGAAGGTTGTTCCATAGATACATTTTTAATGTGTCCTAGATCTTGCATATGAATTGATTTATTAATTCTAAATCTATTTTCCTGTTCTTTCTCTAGTTTACCAATATACTCACACACTAATGGATATTTTCTAGGATTAGTTAGATCTGATGCAGTTGCTGATGCTCTATTCTTATATCCTGCTTCAAAAGCACATTGAGTCTTGGTTTTTCTACCTCTGTCAAAGATATATAATTCAGCAAATTTCTTTTGCCTCCTTGTAAGAGCCGGTGGTCTTCCCATTTTTCTAGGTATTACAGTCTTCATAACTACGCTTTTATATCAAATAAAGGTTCATTATGCAAAATAACTTACGTTTTTAGTTACATTAATGTAACGTATATTGTATAAAAATCGGGTGAAACCAGAGAGCAAATTTTGGCAATTAGTTAAGAAGAAAACACCTCTAATTCAGTGGACCAGACTAGAGTCCTGGGCATCCTTTGGTGTTCCAGATTTGTTGGGATACCACGATTCTTGTGGATTTTTTATGGTTGAGCTTAAGGTGATTCGGTCACCTAAAATATCGTTCAGTCCACATCAAAAATTGTTTCACTTAACTAGAAAAAAACGTAACTTTATCCTTGTGAACCAGCCTTCCCTTAAGCTGGTTAAATTATACGGGAGTAAATCGATCCACGGTCTGCTTGAAGACCACCGCGATACGCCTTCCCTCGCCATCAACGATTGGGAACACATTCAACGAGTGTTGATCAACGCTCCGTCGAACGCTTGAGCGCTTGAGACCTTGCGCCCTCAACGAACCGCGCTGAGTTGTCCGCGTTTAGCTTGCTCGCTCGCTCGCTCGCCTGCTTGCTGCTCGTGGGCCCACCCACCCGCCTGCTCGCTCGCTTGCGAATCGGGTAACCGTTTTCACGGCACCACTCATTGTGAATGATTTCTATTTCTTTTGAGTCTTTAGTGTTTGCCATATTCAACGTTCGGTGTGTTACGATCCCAGCAACTTCGACAGCTACCACACTTGCCGCCCTGCTGTGGAGCGGGGCAAATATTTTTTCCTTTATACCAGGCGCCCTTTTTAGATTTAACTGTAGACGTCCAGGGCCAGAAGCTCACCGGTCCTTGATCAATCATATGCGATGACATTCTAATGATTAGATTCTCCGGGACCTCTTCAGGGTTTACATTTTTTAAAAATTGCGCTTCACGCGTCGGGATCCAGTGTTTGGTGTTCGGCGTTAACTTACACACTTCAAAAATTTTGTTTAAATGATCCATTGACTGTATATCTCCGGCGTCGTGCCATCTAAAAAATTTCTGGTTTTTAATTTGTGCCACCATCGCTTCCACCCATCGCGGGCCGGTGATGGCCTTCAGTCTCACATATTGAGCTGCTTTAATAGCAGGGTAACGCGTATAGTTCCCCTTCATTGCATAACATCCAGCGCAGACGCTGCCGGCAACCTTCGCTAGCTTCGCGCCTGTTTTACACTCCCAGGCCGGCAAGCTGTAACTTAAGCCCGGCATTTTTGAGGTTCGAGTCATTGACCCGGTTATTGCTTTTGCTTCTTTTACTTTCATAAATTATCCTTTCTTAGATTATCCCATATTAAGTTATTAAGTTTATATTGTCAAATAAATTATTTGCTTGACAGTTCTCGCTTGTGACCCTAGGGCCCACCCTCCCCCCCGCTCGCGGGCTTGCGCCCGCTCGTCGGTAAGTTAGGATAATAACTTTTTGGCGTCACTCTTTATAGTCCCGTGCACGCTCACAAATCGAGGACTTGACCAGCCTATTCTCATAGTTAAAGAGTTTAGCTCAATTGAAGTAAAACTTCTTTGCCTCTCAACACTGATCCCAGATCCATAGGTAAGTTGCAACTTTGTCAACCGTCAAGGCTATTGCCTCCGTGAGCATAACCCTATGGATCAGGGATCAGGCGCGGGGCAAATTAATAACTAGTATTTCCCCGCGCTTGAATATTTATGAATTGCGATCCATAAATTCTTTTACCATTTTTTCTGCCTCTGCCTCCATTTCAGAAGTAGTTTTTTTGAACCACGTTTCACCTACTTCATTAATTCCGCCGAAGTATTTTTTTTCTAGGTCTTCTTTGTACTGTTCAAAAAGATTTTCCTCTAAATTAATATTAGCTAGATTTGACATCTTTGCCCTCCGTCATTTGAAATCTAGCCATTATTTTTCTATGACTATTTACTGTTTTTTCTAACTCTAAAACCTTAACAGCCATTAACTTCATATTTTCATCTTGCTTTTTAACTACTGATACTAGGTCAGTAATCATTTTTTGATTAGTGAGGTTCATATCAATTGACTTAGCAATATAGTCATTTGGTGTTTTTAGTTGTGTACTCATATTATTATCCTTTCTGTTATTAATTAAGTTATAGCATAATATCCCATATAGTGTCAAGCCCTAAATTAATTTATTTAGCTTGTGAACTCTGGGCCCACCCTCCCCTAAAATAAAATTTGGAAATTAACGGACCGCGTATATCTCTAATGTTATGCAAACAATTAGACCACCACCAATAATAAAACTTGACAGCTTTTATCTATTATGACATAATATCCCATAATAAAAGAAAGGATAAATAATGAGTAAAAATAAATATATGACGAAGTTTCAATTGGCGCATTTAGAAAAAAGAGTAGGTGCGGAAATTGACCCGTTCATAGAGGAAGCGAAGCTAATGAGAAAATCAGTCGTAGCCGAATTGACGGCAAGCGCTGAGAATAAGTTAGCCAAAAAAATAAAAGCGGATGTAGTAATTAAAGAGCTAGAGAAGGCCTTTAAAAACTTAGAGACCGCACAGCGTAAAGCCAAAACTTTTTTCACTAGAGGCGTAAGCGCGGAAATGAAAAAAGACGTAAGTTATAAATTTGAAACTTACGAGAAGGACCGATACGGAACCGGCCTAAAACCCGAGGATTGTAGAGAACAGCTTAGACAATGGGCCGAGACTTTGGCTATTAAAGAAGCTGAAAAAACTCCGGAAGGTAAGAAGGTCAAGCAGCTGGAATTGTATAAACAAAGTGCAATCAACCAAGTGTTTGAAACCGGTCTACCGTCGGAGCTTCCAAAAACTTTAGAGGCTATATTTAAGCCGCTGGGGATTGTTTGGAATAAGACTGAGGCTCTACAATTAACACAAAACTAACACTTGACATAGGTTATGGGATTTGTTATAAAATCCCATAACTAAAAGAAAGGATAATAAATGAGTAAATATATAAAAGAACTAATAAAAGATTACAGGACTTTAAATCATAAATCTTTTTTAGATAAGCACGGTCCGACGGTTGTTAAACTTGCTAAAAAGATGAGCGAGAGACAGGCCCACGAACAGCGAATAGATAACCAGGCGAGGTATAATTAATGATACCTAAAGGTTGGAGACAAGATAATTGGTTAGCTTTTAAAAGAATATATCCAAACACTTATATGTTTAGATTACACCATATAAAAAAAGTTGATTTATCAGGAAGTAGAATAGATAAAATAAAAGCAATTAAAAATGGATATTTCTCAGTTGAAAAATCTCTGATTAATTGGGCTTTAGAAAATGCAAGTGATGAGCAGATTAATGCTTGGTATAAGGAGTGTTTTTAAATGCACGCTATATTGACAGCGATTAGCTTCGCACTTTGTTTCGCATTAATGTTCTTAGGAATTATAATGACGATACACCTTGACCCAGCTTGGTTAGGTTTATTAGTAACGTTGACCGCGGGTCTAAAGTTTTTTCATTACTTACCACAGTGGGAGGAATATAAATGAGTTGACATTTAATCTAAGATAGGGTATGGGATTAATCCCATACCCCCTTGCATAAACTGCATAGCTCGTGAACCTTGGGCCCACCCACCCCGAGGGGTCCCAGGCCAATTCATTCTAAGCTCGCGAACTTTGGGCCCACCCACCCCAATTGACCAGGAATCCTAAAACATTATACCTTTACTGTTTGATTTACTCATAGAAACAGGATAAATTTGAAACGAGAGGAAAACAGAACCTAAAAAATTCTGCAAAAAATTTTATGGAACCCGATATTTTAAAATGCTTCAGAGCAGAATTCACAGAGCTTCTCACTTATGAAGAACTTCAACATTTAAATAGACTAAAAAAAGCTTATCAAAAGAAAGATAAGATTGAAAAAATTTCAAAAAATTTTATGGCATTCGTAAAAGAAATGTGGCCAGAATTTATTGAAGGAAGACATCATAAAGAAATTGCTGATAAGTTTAATAAGCTTGCAGATGGCAAAATAAAAAGACTTATAATTAATATGCCACCGAGACATACCAAGTCAGAGTTTGCATCTTTCTTACTTCCTGCCTGGATGGTGGGTCGTAAACCAAATTTAAAAATTATCCAATCAACTCACACCACGGAGCTCGCTATACGATTCGGTCGTAAAGCAAAGACGTTAATGGATTCTGCAGAATATAAAAAAGTTTTTGATACAAGACTCAGAGAAGATTCGCAAGCCGCGGGTAAATGGGAAACAGAACAAGGCGGTGAATATTATGCAGCCGGTGTTGGATCGGCCATAACGGGTCGTGGAGCGGATTTACTTATCATCGATGATCCACACTCGGAGCAAGATGCAATGAATCCCGAAGCGCTGGATCGTGCCTATGATTGGTATACATCAGGACCAAGACAACGTTTGCAGCCAGGTGGAGCTATTGTTTTAGTTATGACAAGATGGAGTACAAAAGATCTAACTTCTAAACTTATTAATGCACAAAAAAATTTGAAAGCAGACAAATGGGAGATTATTGAGTTTCCAGCAATTATGCCATCAGGTAAACCGGTGTGGCCAGAATATTGGAAGAAAGATGAACTTGAAGGAGTTAAAGCTTCTATCTCTGTTGGAAAGTGGAATGCACAATGGATGCAAAATCCAACAGCAGAAGAAGGATCTATTTTAAAAAGAGATTGGTGGAAAGTTTGGGATAAACCTCAGATTCCAACTTTACAACATATCATTCAAAGTTATGACACAGCTTTTTCTAAAAAAGAAACAGCAGATTATTCTGCAATCACGACGTGGGGAGTATTTTATCCTGATGAGGATTCTCCTGCTAATTTAATATTATTAGATGCATTTAAAGAAAGATTAGAATTTCCTGAACTTCGTAAAGAAGCATTAGAACAATATAAATATTGGAATCCTGATACGGTCATCATTGAAGGTAAAGCATCTGGAATGCCTTTAACTTATGAGTTGCGAAAAATGGGGATACCTGTTATAAATTTCAATCCTAGTAAAGGTCAAGATAAACATTCTAGGGTTAACGCTGTCGCTCCCTTATTTGAGTCAGGGATGATTTGGGCGCCGGACGAAGAGTTCGCAGAAGAAGTGGTAGAAGAGTGTGCATCATTTCCTTATGGAGATCACGATGATTTGGTGGACAGTACAACACAAGCGATAATGCGTTTTAGACAAGGAGGTTTTGTGAACTTACCTGATGATTACAAAGAAGACCCATTACCGCGAATAGATAGGGAATACTATTAATGGCTGACAACAGTTATGCACAACTTATAGACGATTACGAAAACGGAATTTTAGTAGAGCCGGGAGAAACGTTA